AAGTCACACCACCATGTGATACGAACGCTGCTCCGGTCAAAGCCCGACGGGCTGACGACGAAAGAGATAACCGACGAACTGAAGCTGAGCAGATTCACTGTGCAGTTCGCGGTGAAGAATATGCCAGACGCCTACATAGACCGATGGCTTCGCACGCCAAGCAGCCCGCTGCAGGCTGTCTGGTGTGTAGTAGTGCCCCCTGAAAATTGTCCTAAACCTGAAAGACTCAAATGACTAATAACGAAACTTTTATCAACGCCAGCAGCAACACCTTCAACGAAACCCAGCGCAAGACACTTATGGCGCTGAGCAAAGTAGGCAACGGCAACACGTATGTCAAGGACAATAAGCCGCTTGAGGATTACACCCAGACCTTGCGTGATATGTACCCTGAGAAATTTCACGACAGCAGCAGTCTTAAAACCCGTGTATTCTTCGACGCACCATCCATGTACATCCCTTATGCACGAGCCGTGCGCCCCCGTAACGAGTCCCCTTACTTGAAAGTAGCTAAATGAAAGACAGTGAAGATATCGTACTGAAAATAACCCCTAACTTTGCCGCATGGAGCAACAAAAACCTAGCCGACTTCGCGGTTGATGCACACATAAAAATGCAGGAACTAGAGTGGGAGTTAGAACAGGAGCGACGTAATACAAAAGCAGCGCTGAAGATGGCCCGTAAACTTTTAATGGAGAGCGACAGTGGCGCAAACCCCGGAGGGTAAGGTCAAGGCCGCAGTACGCAAGGTGCTCGATGCCGAGGGGGTGTACTACTTCAGTCCTGCGGCCAATGGCTTCGGGCGTGCGGGTATCCCCGACATCATCTGTTGTGTGCGGGGGTTCTTCCTAGCGATTGAACTCAAGGCAGGCAAGGGTAAAACAACAGCGCTGCAAGACAGAGAGATTGCAGCCATCAACGACAACGGGGGCATCGCCTTCGTTGTGAACGAAAACAACATCAACGAAGTAAAGGAGATAGTCATATGGCTAAAAGCGAAGTACCAGCGATCAGTGCTGTCATAGACGGTAGGCTTAGGGAGATGGGTATAGAAGGCGCAACGAGCATGTTGCGTGTGTTTGAGTTGATTTCAGCCAGCTTCGCTAACGAAGAAGGCCGTCCTAGCGTATTGGTGCATGGCAACGGTAGTAACTTAGCGGTGCTGTCCATCAACGTGGACGAGTTAGAAATGGTGGACATGCTGGCAACAGCATACGCCAAGATGCACGATACATTTATAGGCGACAAACCTGCGCAGGGAGACATGCATTGAAAACACATACCGGAGAAATCATCAGCAAGAAAGAAGCGCTTGTACGCGAAGCGATGTTCTGCGGCTTCCAGCGTTTTGAAGCCGAGGCTTTTTATACCTGCTTACAGCGTTTCAAACACATTGTTGAAGCAGACCTTTTCGATAAACTAGAAAAAGAAAAGGAACAAAAATGAGCGCTCCCTACGACACCATCATCACCGTGGACTTCGAGACACGGTGGTCAACCAAACCAACGTCATGGACAGAAGAGCCGTTTACGCTATCCAAGATGACAACCGAGGAGTACATACGTGATGCACGATTCAATGACTTCGGAGCTTGCGTACACGAGTTCGGAACTGATAAACGCACTCAGTGGTATCGAGGAGGTGCCGAGCTATCTCGCATCTTATCAACATACGACTGGAGACGAACAGCAGTCTTGGCACATAACGCCCAATTCGATGTTTCCATCCTCTCTTGGAGGTACGGCGTTAGACCCGCCTTCATCTTTGACACGCTATCAATGGCACGAGCTTTACGAGGCGTGGAAGTTGGCAATTCCCTCGCGAAACTTGCAGAGGCTTTTGGTCTTCCCCCAAAAGGGAGAGCCGTACATTCTACCGATGGACTGGCCGTCATTGACTTTGAGACAGAACGAGAACTTGCTGAGTATTGTGAGCACGACGTATATCTCTGCGAACAGATATTCAAAAGACTCGCGCAAGGCTACCCTTCATCGGAACTACGCCTTATCGACATGACGCTCAAGATGTACACGCAACCCGTCTTGCAGTTGGACAAGCTCATGCTGGCTAACGCGCTGGAGGAAGAGAAGGAAAAGCGCGAGGAGTTGCTGCAGCGCTTGGGTGTGACGGATGCGGCATTGGCAAGTAACGTTCAGTTTGCTGCACTGCTGGAGAAGGTGGGTGTGCCATCACCCATGAAGAAAAAGAAGCCCACTACCAAGACGCCTAACCCCATAGGGCAAAACTATGCATTCGCCAAGACAGACGCCATGTTCCAAGCCATGCTCAACGGGGACAACGAGGACGCGGCTGCACTGTGTGAGGCACGGCTCAAGGTAAAGTCCACCACAGAACGTACCAGAGCGCAGCGGTTTTTAGAGATCGCGGGCCGAGGCACATTACCCGTACCCCTGAGTTACTACGGCGCAGCAACGGGGCGCTGGACGGCAAGCAAGGGCAGCGCTATCAACATGCAAAACCTTAAGCGTGGGTCGTTCTTACGCAAGGCCATCATGGCACCGGAGGGGCATCAGCTTGTGGTGGGCGACTTGTCTCAGATCGAACCCCGTGTGCTGGCGTGGCTGTCTGACTACAACGAAATGCTCGACATCTTCCGCGCAGGGGGTGACCCGTATGCTGCCTTCGGGGCGCAGATGTTCTCAATACCCGGCATGACCAAGGAGAGCCACCCAGTGCACCGGCAGTCCGCGAAGTCAGCCCTGTTAGGCGCAGGGTATGGGTTGGGCTGGGCATCGTTCGCACAGCAGCTTCTGGTGGGGTTCCTAGGCGCTCCACCGCTGCGCTACACCAAGGCCGAGGCGTTGCAGTTGGGCGTTACGTCCGCGTATGTACAGAAGTTCTTGGACTGGGACGAGAACCTCAAGAAAATGGAAGAGATACCGCACACCTGCACGGCCAAGGAGTTGCTTATCCACTGCGTTGCTGCCAAGAAGATCATCGACATATACCGCTCCACTGCGTCTCAAGTTGTCTCATTCTGGGAAATGTTGACGGGGCTTATTCAGACTTCGTTGTTTGAAGGCCACGAGTACACGCACAAGTGCTTGACGTTCCGCAAGGAGGAGATCGAGTTACCCAACGGCATGAAGCTGCTGTACCCCAACTTGCGCAAGCAGAAGAACAAGGAGACGAAGAAGGACGAGTGGGTATACGGCGCGGACGCAACCAAGATATACGCCGGAAAGATTGCAAACAATGTCACGCAGGCGACAGCACGGATTGTGATGACTGATGGTATGCTACGGGTGTCAAAGAAATACTTCGTGGCCGGTACGGTTCACGATGAGCAGATCGTAGTTGTACCTGATGAAGAGGTAGAGTTCGCTAAGACTTGGGTCTTGGCGCAAATGACGTTGACTCCAAAATACCTACCCGGTATACCGCTTGCGGCGGACGGCGGTGCGCATAGGCGTTACGGACTAGCAAAGAACTGAGGTGTAATATGGTTACAGTGGAACGTGTTAGAGACCTACTTGATTACAACCCGTTTACGGGGGATTTAACTTGGCGGGTTAGGAGCGGGTCTCGGGGAGTGCCGGGCAAAAAAGCGGGGAGCCTAACAAAAAATGGGTACGTAGAACTCATGCTTTGCGGAGAACGGCACTACGCGCATAGGATTAGCTGGTTCTATACGTACGGAGTATGGCCGGATCAAATAGACCACAAAAATGGAATCCGTACAGATAACCGCCTTGCTAATCTTCGTGCCGCCAATGCAGGTGACAACGCGCAAAACTTAGGTAAGCGTGCAAAAAATACTAGTGGACACACTGGGGCTTTTCGTCACAGAGAACGCTGGCGTTCACAGATAAAGTGCGGCAATACGCAGCATTTTTTAGGTGTGTTTGATTCTCCCGAAGAAGCACACGCAGCATACGTAGCCGCCAAGAAACGGCTGCACAATTTTCAACCAAATGTAAGATAAAGGAGAAGCACATGATGGCAAAAATAAAAGCTATGTTTCCACGGCGTATGCGCGTGGGTAAGAAGATGTATTCGGTCGAGGTCGTCGAGGCCATGATCGAGAAAAACTGTGTGGGGCGCACACGCTACGCTGACTGCAACATTCAGATTGCCGCTAAGCACAGCAGTACAGGGCGTTTCCTTGCAGGCGCTGAGATTCGTGACACATTCTGGCACGAGTTGACACACGCCATCCTTGAGGATATGGGACGGCACACATTGAACCGTGACGAACGATTCGTTTCGGAATTTGCTAACCGGCTATCAAAAGCCATTGACTCTGCGAGGTTCTGATGAAAGTAGTTTGGTCTCACTCAGCGCTGAAGGATTACGAATCGTGTCCAAAGAAGTACCACGAGGTGCGGGTGCTGAAGAAGCACAAGTTCACGGAGACCGCAGCAACGCTGTACGGGACTGAACTACACAAGGCAGCGGAGGACTACATCGGCGAGGGCACGCCACTGCCCGAGCAGTTTGCATTCACGCAGCCCATGCTTGATGCCCTCAATGCCAAGCCCGGACGCAAGCTGGTTGAGCATAAGATGGCGCTGACGCATGACCTACAACCGTGCGATTGGGTAGCAAAAGATGTGTGGGTTCGCGGTATCGCTGACCTTATCATCATGGACGATGACAACCTAACGGCGTGGGTGGTTGACTACAAGACAGGCAACAACAAGTACCCAGATCGTGAACAGCTAAAGCTCATGGCGCTCATGGTGTTCGCCCACTTCCCACACATCCGCAAGGTCAACGCTGCATTGCTCTTCGTCGTGAAAAACGATATGGTCAAGATCAGCGTGGGTGTCGATCAAGCCGAAGGTGAATGGTGGTCATACCGCAAGCGCATCGCCCGTATTGAGCAAGCCCATGAGACGGGCGTGTGGAACCCCAAGGCCTCACCCCTTTGCCCGTGGTGCCCCGTCACCACTTGTGTACATCATCCTAAACATTAAGGAACAGTCATGCCGTACAAAAACATGGAAGATCGCGCAGCCTATCCAGCGTACGATCAAAAGCCCGAAGTCAAGAAAAAACGTGCAGCACGTAACAAAGCCCGCGCCATGATGGAGCGTGAAGGGCTGGTGCATAAAGGTGACGGCAAAGATGTCGATCACAAGCAAGCGCTAAGCAAAGGCGGCACAACAACACGCAGTAACTTGCGGGTCAAGAGCGCAACGGCAAACAGGTCGTACGCACGCAAAAGCGATCACAGCATCAAATAAAAACACGAGAAGCAAATGCAAGTAATCGAAAACAAAGCACTACTCTTCAAGACTAGAAACCCAGATAAATACGCACTGATACCTAAGCACAAAATCCTATCAGAGACAGATGGGACGTTTGAGATATTGGTGTACTGGGGTTTAGAGGAAGTGCAGGTACTGCGAAACCTAGGCGTCAAAGATGTACCCTCGCCCATTACGGGGCGTTACGGTTGGCCCGGACGCTACACGCCTATGTCGCACCAGATGGCAACCGCAGACTTCCTAACCATTCACCGTAGAGCATTCGTGTTCAGCGAGCCGGGTACAGGCAAGACACTGAGTGCTTTGTGGGCCGCAGACTACTTGATGAGCCTCGGAAAAGTCAGGCGTGTTTTGATCTTGTGTCCACTCTCAATCATGCAGAGCGCTTGGCTAGGTGACTTGAGCAGCAGCGTCATCCACAGGTCTGCCGTTGTAGCGCACCATGCGCAGGCTAGCCGCCGTATTGAGATGGTGCAGCAGGACTTTGAGTTTGTGATCGCCAACTACGATGGGTTGAACTTGATTGCCAACGAAGTGCGTAACGATGGCCGGTTCGATCTGGTGATTGTTGATGAAGCGAACGCATACAAGACCCCCACAACCAAGCGCTGGAAGGCGCTAGCAAGCATCCTGACCCCCGAGACCCGACTGTGGATGATGACGGGTACACCTGCTTCGCAGTCCCCCGCAGACGCATACGGCTTGGCCAAGCTAGTTAACCCCAATGGAATACCAAGGTTTTTTACGGCGTGGCGCGACAAGGTGATGCACAAGGTTACGATGTTTAAGTGGGCGGCAAAACCCGAAGCCTCACGCCTCGTACACGAAGCGCTGCAACCCGCAATACGCTTCACCAAGGCGCAGTGCTTGGACTTGCCGCCTGTACTAACCACAACCCGTTTGGTGCCCATGACGCCCCAGCAGTCCAAGTACTACAACACGCTCAAAGATAGGATGTCGATTCAAGCGGCAGGTGAAACAATCACGGCGGTCAATGCCGCCTCGGGCTTGAGCAAGCTGCTGCAGATAAGCTGCGGCGCTGTATATACAGACGACAAGGATGTAGTGGAGTTCGATGCCGCCCCACGGTTATCCGTGTTGGAAGAAATACTGGAAGAGACCGACCGCAAGGTACTGATCTTCGCTATGTTCCGCAGTAGCATCGACACGATACACAACCATCTCACCAACAAAGGCTTTGCTG